CTAATCTCTCACAACAGTGCGCATTGACAGTTAATGCTCCTTATACGAGTATTTTCAATCAATCTTTAGTTGAGACAGATTGGACTAAGACACATTTTAGGTATGAAGCATTTGCTACTGGTGTTGTGAACATTACGTTCACGGCGCCGGCGATCTCTAATTCTATTAAGTATGAGGTTTTAGTTAGAGGTGGAGATGATATACGATTCGGATACCCCACGGCCCCCCCGATTACATATGAGTATGTTAAACCTAACATAATCAATGTCAACCTATAAGAAGTTTGTGACCTGGCACGTCGCATCCTACCCAATGGAAGAGAGAGTAGTATTATGAAGGCATTTCGAAAGACGTTGCTGAATTTCTAAATATTCTCTCAATTGATTAATGACCGAAGCGAAAGGTGATTTCAACGGACGTCCCTCAGTCCCTCACGAACCCGCTTGTATTTGAACACGGTAACGCAGTGTTCTTGCAAGTTTAGTGAAACTCAAACTCCGGAAAATCTTTAGTATTATCTTCAATGTGAAATATGGCATGCAGTAAACCCCGTAAACCCGAGTTGACCAGTGAGAAGAAGATTCAGTTTTCTTCCACAAAAAAGGATAAAAAGGAAGTGAAGCGTGGTAGAGATCTCCGTCAGGAGGTAGCTGCCTTCCAGCGACACGTTGATAAGGAATTGGACAAGATTAAGAACAAACCAAGGAAAAGACCAACACGAGAGGTTCAACCTCAAATGTTAAGAACGATTACATCGGCTTTCGCAGGTGTCACACGTTCGACTAATGCAGTTGCTGATACATTCGAGAGGATGTCAGCAGTGAATGCAGTCGAACAGGTGACGAATGCGGCAGTTACGGTGCAACAACAAGTGAATTGCATGTCCTCCAGGGTGGATTCGATTTTAGATCGAATCTCTACACTATTTGGAGAACATGGCAAGACCGTATACAGCAAATTAGCGTTTACTGGCCTACGGCTCGCTAACGACCACTCCTTGTTTGGGGTGATTTTAGTCGTTGTAGAGTTCGTGTGGGATTACATAGTAATTGGACTCGATCCAATTAATTTTGTGTTAGACCACATATGGCCAGTTATAAAACGCGGTTTAGAAATATTGCATATCCCGTTGAAAGTGAGTAATAGGGAGATACCATCAGCAAGAGAGGTGGAAAGCCAGGGAGATTATGACTTTGATGTCCCAGATCTTTCTTGGCATTCTATTGCCCCTCTTGGTGCTGGTGTCGCTTCCCTGCTTGCATGCGTGCTTTATGGTAAGCATGTATCTGCAAGCAGAGAAGCTATGTTGAGTATGAATAAGTTTGCACAGTATGGAAGCAATTTATCGAAAATTAAGGGCGGAGTTAAAACCGCCTATGAATTTGTGCAATTTACAATGGAACAGATGTCTGAAGCTCTGGCTCGTTACTGTCCTTATATGGATTTGACTTCGAATGTTCGAAGACAGTTCATTGAGATAGGAATTGATGTTGAAGCTTTTGTCACATCTGTGGATGAGATTACTATGAGAGCAAATCGTCTCCAAGTGTTGACTGATATCAACACTGCGGATGAGGTTTTGCGTCTTACAAGAGTTAGTAGTGCGATTGGCTTGGCCATACTTCGGAAGAAGTTGTGTCCAACGCCTAATGTGATGAGAATAATAGAGTTGGCGC